TACACAAAAATATCCATAACCACAGACACACTGATTGGAATGACCAATGCGTTTGCCACAACGGCAGAAACGGCTTTGACAGATGTGGTGTTGGGCACAAAAACTCTACAACAAGCATTGGGTGAGATTGGACAGGCCATATTGAGAGAATTAGTGGGAGGCATCATTAGATTGTTGGTGGTTGGACCTCTATTACGAAAACTTGCGGAGATATTTGGAGTGGACATGGTGAATGCCACAATGAAACAGGTTGATGCTCAGAGAAAATTAAACAGCGAATTGAAGAAAGAAATAGGACTGAGGGCCGTATTGGCATTGTTCACAGGTGGTGGAGGTTTTGGTATTCCATTCTTCGCAAATGGTGGTAATATCAGTGGAGGACAACCAGCCATTGTGGGAGAAAGAGGACCAGAATTATTCATACCAAACACATCAGGAGAGATCATATCAAATTCAGATCTTAGCAGATCATCACAGTCATCAATCACAGGAGATGATTCAGAAGGTGTCACTATCAATTTCAATATTTCCACAGTTGATGCCAGAGGCTTTGATGAATTATTGACCCAGAGGCAAGAACTGATAATTAGTTTAATAAACAGGGGTCTAACAGAAAGAGGAAGGGCTAGATTAGTATAATGTCAGGAACATTTCCCACAGCAGGTTTCATAGCATTGGATCTTCAATCCAACACCAAATCAAGATTGACTGAATCCATTTCAGGACAGACACAAAGAATAAAATCAGGTGCCCAATATTGGAGTTTCAAACTGAAATCACCAGCCCTGTCAAGATCAGATTTCAATTCTATCTTTTCATTCATAGTGCAACAGGATGGACAGGTGGAAGCATTCTCAGTGGTGCCGCCTGTTATCTCAAACACGACAGGCACAATGACAGGCACAATGACAGTGTCATCTGTGTCATCAGCGGATCCATTGATGTCAACTTCAGCGGGATCATCAGCAGTTGGTGTTGTTGAGGACAGCACGGCAAATGGCACATTGAAAAAAGGTGACATGATTAAATTTTCCAATCACAACAAAGTTTATATGATCACAGAAGATTTCACATTGAGCAATGACAGTTCAGTACAACCTTTAAAATTCTATCCACCTTTGGTGGAATCAGTGACGGGTGGTGCCACAACCATCACTTACAATTCAGTGCCTTTCAGGGTGTTCTTTGAAAAAGATGAGGTGGGTTATACCTTACAGGCAGATGGCTTCTACAGGTATGAAATTCGTGTTCGTGAGGAGTTATAATGACCAGAAACATACCAGCCGCACTACAGACCAAATTAGCAGGTAAGTCAGTATTCGTTGCTGACTTGATTGAATTACATTTCTCAACACCTTTGTATTTCACAACAACCAACATCAACCTACAATATGATAGTCCCACAGCACCAGAATCAGGTGTGCAAACATATTTGGCACAGGGACTTTTCTTAAACTATGGAGACATCATTGAAAATTCAGACCTAAGGGTTGGAACACTGGAATTGAGTTTCACCGCAGTGGATCCCACAATGGTGGCAGTGTTGATCAACAATGATTTCATAGACAGACGAGTGGTGCTGTATAGATTGGTATTGAACTCAGATTATTCATTCACGGATGATGATGTTTTTACCATATTTGATGGAAGGATATCAGGATGGACATTGAAGGAAGAACAGGGCAGTGCCAATGTGACACTTTCAGTGGCATCATTCTTCGCAGATTTCAACAGAACCAATGGTAGGAGGACCAATCCCGCATCACAGAACTTGTTTTTTCCCAATGACAAGGGCATGGACTTCTCACCACAAATTGTAAAGGACATCAGATGGGGCAGACCATAGACATCAAAGCCATATCAACTTCGCACTACAACACAGGATTGGAATTGGCCAAATTAGCGGTCAAAGAATTGTATGGAGTACAGGAATTCAACATGATGGAATTCAATTTCAAAGTTAAAAATTTATTCGTGATGCCTGGCAACGTCACCAGGGGCATTTTTGTTGATGACCATATGGTGGGATTCGTGATCTGCTCACAGAATGAGATGTTATGGAACGATCAAAAGAAATTGTCCATAGATTTCTTCTACATCACAGCAGAACACAGATCAACAGACAACATCAGCAAGATATATGCCTACATTGAAGATTATGCTTTCACCAATGGTTATGACAGCATAAGATTTGATGATTCATTGCCATACTTCAGTGATCATGTGAAAAGTTTTGATCAGACACGACAGATTTCTACCATCTATGAGAGGGAAGTGATATGATAGTGAGACCCAAGATCAGACAATTCGTCAAAGCGGACATACCTCAATTGATTGAGTTGGGCAGGGAATGCCTCACAGAATCCAGATTCAATTATCTCTACTATGACGTACAGAGGATCAGGGATCAATGGCTACAAGGGGTGGATTCACCTTATGAGACAGCGTTCGTGATTGAGTTTGGAGACAAGATAGTGGGCATGAGTGCTGTGAGATTGATCCAATACGATTACAATTATGATTTCTTTGCCAATGACTATTTCACTTACATACAACCTGAACATCGTAAGGGTTTGTTGGTGGCAAAATTGTTCAAGGCCCTACAACAATGGGCCATTGAGAAGAGAGCAGTGGAGATTCGTTTCAACTATGGTTTTGGTGATGAGAATGAAAGGATCGCAAAATTGATGAAAGTGATGCGATATGAAAAAATGAATGAACAATATAGAAAGATGTTGATGTAATGGGTGGTGGAAGTTGTTTCATAAAAGATACTAAAATTTTGATGGCTGATGGAAGCCTACGCAACATACAAGATGTCAAAGTGGGAGACAAGGTCCAGGGATTGGAAGGTGTCAATGAAGTCAAACAATTGGATTGGACCAAGTTGGGCAACAGAGAACTGTATTCATTCAATGGATCAAAATATTTCGTCACATCAGAACATCCATTCTGGACAGACAAGGGTTGGCAATCCATCAATCCAGAACACACCAAGCAACAGGACGGAGAAGCATTATTCAAGCAATTGACTGGCTCATTGACTGTTGGTAGCCAGGTGTTCAAGGATGGCAAATTCACAGAATTAAACTCAATTGAAAGCACACAACCCCATGATCCAGAGATGCCATTGTATAATTTCTATCTTGATGGTGATCAAAGTTATTTCGCGGACGGTTGGTGTGTGCATAACAAGGGTGGTGGAGGTATCCTAAGGAAAGCATTCAGTTTCTTGGGTAACATCGTTGAAGGAATCGTTAAAATATTCACATCACCGTTTGGTCTTGATATCTCAGTGCCAGATGTACAGGTATCACAGGACGAGGGCATACAAGGTGTTCTCTTAAACAAGGATTCAGGTATAACCAATGTGCCCATTGTGTATGGAACACGTATGGTGGGTGGAAACAGGGTTTTCGTTTCAACCAATGGATCAGGCAATGAATACCTATACGTGGCCTATGTGCTGTCAGAGGGACAATGCAATGGCTACACACAATTATTGATTGATGACATAGTGGTCACACCAAATTCATATGCCCACGGTGTTGAATCAGATGTTTCAACTTCACCATACTCAGCAGAAAACAGATTGAAAGTTCAATTCTTTGATGGCAGGGACAATCAGGTCAGTTCATCATTGCTACAGGAAGCACCAGGTTGGACATCAGATCACAAACTGTCAGGATTGTGCTACATCGCTTGTAGATTCAGATGGAAGAAGATCAAGGAACAGGAAGACGCTGACAACAATCCATATGGAGGTGGTATTCCCAACGTCAAGGTCACCCTACAGGGCAAGAAGATATTTGATCTCGTGACAGGATATTCATCAGCCAGCATAGGCACAATAACAGGACAATCAGGAACTTCATCAGGCTTTTTCAACCTACAGGAAACCACGGCCACATTATACAAGTCATACACCAATCAATCCAGCACGGTTCAAACACTGGACAATGACATCACATTCACTTTGACTTCCGCTTCTGATGTCAAGATAGTGAGGACCATAACCACAACTTCAACATCCGCGGGTGTGAATTTCAACAATGCCATGAACTTGACAGATTCAGGAGGGGGATTCATATCAGGTGGAGCCAACACCATACTGGGCACCATAGGTGGCAATGTCAAACAGAAGACCATCACCTATGAGAACACTTTCAACTTGGCCGCTGGAGATTACAAGATTGATTTTTCAAACACCGCTGATCCCTACACCGCGGGCACATTCAACACCACATTCTACAATCTCGTGGAGATCATCATACCAGAAGTGGAAGATCACACAGTGTTATACGAGAATGAGACCGTGAGTTTCAACAACAATCCAGCCAACGTGCTGTTGGACTATATGCGAAATCCCAGATATGGCAAGGGATTGAGCAATGACGCATTTGATTGGATCACATTCCGTAAGGCCGCTCTACAATGCGACCAAACAGTGTACTACACAGATGTCACCACAGGCAAGGCATTCACTTGTGATGCCGTGGTACAGACACAGGAATCCATAATGAACAACTGTAAATTGTTGTTGATTGGTTTCAGGGGCATCATGCCTTACACACAGGGCAAGTTCAAGATCAAGATTGAGAATGCTGGAGATGACAATGACATAGAAGCCATACCATCAGATCCACCAGTGGCATTCACAGCCACGGCAGACAACATAGTGGGTGGCATACAATTGGTGGGAGACAACAAGGAAAGCAAGATCAACAGATGTAGGGTCACATACGTGGATCCTGACGCGGACTATCAACCCAACGAGGTCATATATCCAGCGGATGGATCAGCGGACGACACCCTGTTCCTTTCACAGGACAACAACCAAAGATTTGAAGCAAACATATCACTGCCAACCGTGGCCAGCAGGGAACAGGCCTTACAGTATGCGGAAGTGTTTGTGAAAAGATCGCGGAATGCCAAGCAGATACAGTTTGCCACAACCATAGCAGGATCAAACGTGGCAGTGGGTGATCTATGTAGGGTCATATCAGAGAACATAGGTCTTGATGGCATATTCCGTATCACAGATATTCGTTTGAATTCAGAGGGAGACATACAGATCACTGGATTTGAACATCAACCAGAGATCTACACCATCAATGCCAAAAGTGCGGACATCACTCGTCCATCATTGAATCTACCAGATCCATTATCAGTGCCAGCACCAACCAATCTAACCCTGTTGAGTTCAGGACAATCATTGAGCGGAACTGACAACCAAACAGGCTACGTGGGTAGCACGGAAATAGTGCATCGTATCAAGGCATCATGGACTGCCACCGCGGATCCATTCTTTGACAGATACGTGATACAGTACAAGGTATCAACAGACACGGACTACATAACGGCAGGCACAACTTCAGACACATTTTTCTTCATCAGCCCATTGGTGGCTGGAACCAACTATGACGTTAGGGTGGCATCAGAGAACGAATTGGCAAGGAGATCAGCATTCGTCACATCAACAGGACACACCGTCAGTGCTTAGATTGAAATTCCATCAACTGATCATGCCTTATGGGCAATTTGAATGTGAGCGACGAGGCAAGAGACGTGGTTATGTGGGATCAGCGGGCAGTTGTCCAGGTGGCAATCAACACACCTGTAATTTCAAGGTCACAGAGATACGAGATCACAAAATCCAATGTGTATCACCCAAGGCATTCAGACGTGGTCCAATACCCAAGAAATAC